ACAATCAAAGGCATCGGTCCAAAAGAAGTCAGGGGGTATTGCAATGGCAACGAATCCGGTTAAAGCGATCCGGGAGTATTGCGTGGAGTGCAGCGGAGGGTCAACGGCAGAGGTGAAATGCTGTCCGGTGGAAAAGTGCCCTCTGTATCCCTTCCGCTTCGGAAAAAATCCTTACAGACAGCGTAGGGAAATGACGGAAGAAGCAAAGCAAGTGTTAGCGGATAGGCTCAGAGAAGCCAGAAAAAACATTGGCAATTCTGCAGAAAAATACGAAGGAGAGGATGATGAAAATGGTGACTGAAATTCTGAAAATCAAAGGTGACTGGGAGGAGGTGGTAAATGACTGTCGGATGACGGTATCCAAAGGAGGGCTTGGTCATGAGCCTTCCAAGGAGTTCAAGAAAGCAATCCTGCTATCCGAACATGACCCTATCCGGGATATCGAGGTCAAGTTCAGATGGGCAAGCATCCCCTACTGGGTTGCAATGCATTGGAAGACCCACATCTGGAGGAGCAGAACCAACACCCAGCGCAATGACAGACAGGGAAAATATGACCGGAAGAAAGCACCCCAGGAGGCACCGGTACAGTTCATCGGAGATGCCAACGCACAGCACCTGATTGACACCATGAGAAAACGGCTGTGCTTCATGGCAGCAAAGGAGACCAGAGATCTCGCCAAGGATCTGAAGGCCACACTCCGGGAGACGGAACCGGAACTGTCGGATGTCCTGGTTCCCAACTGCGTATATCGGTGCGGATGTCCTGAGAATGAACGGTGCAGTGCCTTCAAACAGATGATCCAGTATGACCCTGACATCGCCAGTACGGATATCCAGAAGCGGTATGATGCATACAACAAAATGTTTTACGGGGAGTGATGTGAATGTTGGAAGCAAAGAAATACCTGGAACAGATCCAACGGATGGACACGCAAATTAACAACAGATGGGAAAGCCTTCAGAAGCTGTATGCCATGCGGACAAAGATGACAACTGTTTTCTCTATGTCTGCCGTAAGCGGATCCAGCGCACAGAACAAACTGGAGGACATCTCTATCAAGATATGGGATATCGAGAAAGAGGTCAACCGGAAGATTGATAAATTCATAGAACTGAAGTTGGAGGCCACACAGCTTATCGACCAGCTGACGGATATCAATCACGCTATGGTTCTGCATAAAATCTACTTCGAATACAAGAAGATTGATGAGGTTGCAGCTGACATTGGGGTGAGTACCAGATCGATTCGCTATTGGCACAACAATGCGCTGAGTGCCCTGGAGGAGATCAGAAAGCGCAAGGTGGATAATGGCAAAGGCTAAAATGTACGGGATGACAACCACCTACATACCGAATGCCAGAGCCGACATGAGATTCCGGAAGAAGCTGTATCAGCATAACCGGGAAGTTGCCAAATGGGTTCCGTGCCAGAGAACTAAAAAAAGCTTGCTGGATCAAAAGAAAGGAAATGAATAGTGCGCATTATAGGGAAAAAGGAATTAAAAAAGCGTGGATGCAATTACTGCCTTCACAAAGGACTGACCAAAGTGGAAGAGAAAAAATTCAGCACTTGCCCCTATGATGTGTGTCCATATAAAGTCCTGGACAAATACAACAGCTATGAGGAGTTCCTGAAGAAACAGGACTTCCGTCTTCCGCTGATAGCGGACTATAAATAACAGGCCAGGACTAAAAAAACTTGCTCTTTTGATACAATTTCACAAAGATTCACGACACTTCAGTGTTCAGCAGGGTAAAAGTATGTTATTATTATAGTGAAATAATAAACGGTAATATCTCCAGCCTGACCGGGTTCCTCTTCCTCCTCTCCCGGTCAGGCTTTCTGTATGCAAATGTAAAAAAGGTTAATAAGAGGGGGATAGGCAGAACTGTTGAAAAATGTTGAAGCTTAGCAATACTTAACAGTTTTGGCTTGCAGGACACAAGCGATAAAGAATGTCCACTGAGTTGATCTTCTTGTAGAGCGCAAGAAGGGTAAACAAAAGAATGCTCCCTGAGACTGAAAGCCTGAGTATGGAACTTGGGCTTTTTTCTGTTTAAGCACCAGCGGACTTCCAGGTCATAGGGAATAATCCGTAAAATACCTACCTCCTTGGGGCGGTGGCAATCGGCTACCGCCTATGGTGCAATGAGCATACACCAGCAATCCGGCTGAGTGCCTAATATGCTGTGTCGGTCAGGTGGCGCTGACTGACAGTGAATAAAGCATTCCTTTTGAAGGGGTGATGAATATGAAAGCAATCAAATGTGATCTTCCCTTTGCGGAAGTTATTGAAATCCATCCCATGGGTGACAAGCACATTGGTGACAGCATGTGTGACTTCAAGTCCATCATGGAAGAAATTGAATATATCAGAACCACACCGAATGCTTATTGTGTCCTTACTGGCGACCTGATGGACACTGCCATTGCATCCAGTATCGGTGACACATATTCTGCTTCGATTCAGCCTATGCAACAGCTAGAACTGTGCGTGAAACTGTTTCATCCATTGGTGGAAGCCAAAAAGGTTTTGGCGGTTCTCCCAGGAAACCATGAAAATAGGGTGTGGAAATCGGATGGAATCGATATGACCGAAATCATGTGCAATCAGCTTGGAATTCCTGAACGGTATTCACCCACCACGGCACTGCTTTTCATCCGGTTTGGAACACAGGGTGGAAAGTACCACAACAGGCCACAGCTTTACACAGCATATGTGACCCACGGATCCGGTGGTGGAAGAAGGGAAGGTGGCAAGGTGAACAGACTTGCTGACCTTGCTTCCATTGTGGATGCGGACATTTATATCCATTCCCACACACACCTTCCCGTGATTTTCCGGGAAGGATTTTTCAGGACTTATCCAAGCACTTCGACTTTTGGCATGGTTGACAAACTGTTTGTGAACACAGCTGCATCTTTGGATTATGGTGGCTATGGTGACAAGGCAGGATTCAAGCCAGCTTCCAAACGGTCACCTGTAATCTATCTGCATGGCCTGAAGCATGATATGTGGGCCAAATTATAAATAATATATTTCTCTATCATAGGTTTGACCTGAACCAGGATAGATGACGGAGCATTCCATAGGAATTGTCCATGCCCTTTATGGGTGTGGGCAAGCCTGTGGAATGCTTTTTATTATAGCGCAAAGGGGTGAGAGAGATGGCAGGTGGCAGACCGCCTATGTTTACATCGGCAGAACAGATGCAAAAGCTAATTGATGCCTACTTCGAAGAGTGTGACGGTAAAGTCCTCTTAGACGAAGATGGCAAGCCTATGAGAAATAAAGACGGTAGGGTCATCAGGGATGACAGAAGACCGTACACGATCACTGGCCTTGCTCTTGCACTTGGTTTTAATTCAAGACAAGCACTGCTGAATTATCAAGCAAAAGAAGAGTTTTATGACACGATTATGCGAGCGAAGGCAAGAGTCGAAATGTACGCAGAAGAAAGACTCTACGACAAGAATGGCAGTAATGGTGCAAAGTTCTCCCTTGCAAACAACTTCAGGGGATGGACAGAGAAGCAGACGATAGAAGCTGATGTCAACAGCAAGGTGAACATCACGGTAGAGTTGGTGGATGACTGATGGATGTAAGCATCAGGATAAGCAAGAAAGTCTTCAATGATGTGTATCTACCATACCTGGATAACGAGGACAGATACCTTGTGTTCTATGGTGGCGGATCATCCGGCAAGAGTTACTTCATCGGTGAGCGGATCATATACAAGCAGATAAAGCCGAAGAAGTGCAATCTGCTGATAGTGAGACAGACAGCAGATACCAACAGAAGGTCTACATTTCCTCTACTGAAGCAAGTCATCTCCAATTGGGGACTAAGTGAGCATTTCAAGATAAATGAATCGGATATGCGCATCGTCTGTAAGCTGACCGGGAACGAGATAGCTTTTGCTGGTCTGGACGATGTTGAGAAGATTAAGTCCATCACCTTTGCTAATGGTGAGTTGACGGACATCTGGGTAGAGGAAGCTACGGAGTGCCAGGAAGCTGACATCAACCAGTTAAAGGTTCGACTCCGTGGCGGTAAGAGCAAGAAGCAGATGGTACTCAGCTTCAACCCCATCAACATACAGCACTGGATCAAGGGACACTTCATTGACTCTGGTCTGGCTACGGTGTGCTTCAGCACATACAAGGACAATAAGTTTCTCACAGACGATGACCGCAAAGCACTGGAAGACCTGAAACAGATCGATGAGTATACCTACGAAGTCTACTGCCTGGGCAAGTGGGGTATTCTCGGCAAGACAGTGTTTGATGCTAGGGCAATTCAGGCACGACTTGATGCTATACCGAAGCCTATCAAGACGGGATACTTCACCTACGACTATGACGGGCTGAAATTGAGCAATATCAAATGGGTGAATGACAAGAGCGGATACATCCACATCTATGGTATACCGAACAGTCCGGAAGCGACAGAGTATTGCATTGGCGGTGACACAGCCGGAGAAGGCAGTGACTACTTTGTTGCGGATGTGCTGGATGCCAAGACTGGCAATCAGGTAGCTAAGCTGCGACACCAGTTTGATGCTGACCAGTACACCAGACAGATGTATTGCCTTGGTAAGTATTACAAAGATGCGCTCATTGGCATTGAGGCGAACTTTGACAGCTATCCCATCATGGAGTTGCAGAGGCTTGGGTATCCGAAACAATATGTCCGCACAGCGCAGGACACCTATACCGGGAAGACGGAGAAACGATATGGCTTCAAGACCACTTCTTTGACCAGACCCACCATCATTTCCCGGCTTATTGAGGTAGTCCGTGAACACTGCGAGACCATCTGCAGCAAGGACACACTAGAGGAGCTGCTGACCATCATCCGCAATGAGAAAGGCCGTATAGAGGCTCCTCAAGGCGGTCATGATGACCAGATGATGTCACTGGCTATAGCACATCACATCAGGGAGCAAGTGGTATTCCCAAGTGATGTCATTGAGGTACAGCCTCAGAGACACTTCAGTGTAGAGAAGAAGCAGGAAGTTGTATATGACTTTGGTGAGATCATCACCATCATATAGGAGGGAGTATGGAAGTAGTAACGATATTGGCTATGGGCTTTGTGTGCATGGCCTGTTTCCTCATGGGAGCCAAGGTGGGTCAGGCGGTTTCAAAGGGAGAGAAGATAGAAACTCCCACGCTTGATCCGTTCAAGGCTGTGAAGGAACATACCGCAAAGAAAGAAGCTGAGATGGAGCGACACCGGATGGAAGTGATCCTGGGCAACATCGAAAGCTATGATGGCACTGCAAAGGGTCAGAAAGATGTGCCGGGGAGGTGAGTAAATGGATATTCAGGAAATCAAAGAGACACCGATTTGGTCGCTGTATGAGATAGGCCGTAACTTCCACAGACGGACAGGCATCTATGTGGACACTGACCGGAACTACAATTTCTACAACGGCAATCAGTGGCAGAACGCAAAGCTTGGTGATGCGGAACCGGCACAGGAGAACTTCATCAAGCCCATCGTAAAGTACAAAATCGCTGTTGTCCATGACAATCTGTATGCTATCCACTATTCCTCTCAGAACTATGAGAACCAGGAGTTCCGCAAAGAGGCTGAGAGATACTGTGACATGCTCAACAGATATGCCCATAATGTCTGGGAAAAGGACAAGATGGACTTCAAGGGTCGCAGAGTCACCAAGGATGCTGCCATCAATGATGAAGGCATCATGTATGTGGACTTTGACCGTGAGAACATGGTTCCCGTCAATGAGATCATCAAGAAGAATGATATCTACTATGGCAATGAGAACGATGACGATATCCAGAATCAGCCCTATATTCTGCTGAGAAAGAGAATGCCCGTTGTAAATGCGATTGAACTGGCATTGGGCATGGGCATGAGCGAAAGCAAGATCCCCTTCATCATCGGTGACAATGACACCTTCGAAGAGAGCGGTGAAGCTGCCAAAATCGAATTGGATAACATGGTCACCGTGGTCTACAAGATGTACAAGAAGGATGGCACAGTCCGGTTCTCTGTGGCTACCAGATGGTGTGACATTGTAGAGGATGTTGACCTTGGTATCAAGCTGTACCCCATTGCTCACATCAACTGGGAAGAGAAAGAAGGCAGTGCCAGAGGTGAAGGTGAGGTTCGTTATCTGATCCCCAACCAGATTGAGGTCAACAGAACCCTGGTAAGACGAGTCCTCACCGTTAAGTTCCAGGCATATCCCTCCAAGGTTGTGGATATCAGCAAGATCTCCAATCCTGATGCACTTAACAGAGTAGGCGGTGTCATCAAGACCAATGGCACTCCTGTGGACGATGTACATAAGGTTGTAGGCACGATCCCTCCGGCACAGATGTCTCCTGATGTAGTCAAGCTACAGGAAGACCTGATTCAGGTAACCAGAGACTTGGCTGGTGCTGGCGATACCGCAACTGGTCAGGTGAATCCTGAGTCCGCTTCCGGTCGTGCTATTCTGGCAGTACAGCAAGCATCTCAGGCTCCTATGACAGAGCAGAAGGAAACCTACAAGAACTTCGTGGAAGACCTTGCCCGTATCTGGCTTGAGTATCTTATCGCCTACAGTGAAGATGGTATCAACATGGAAGAAGCAGTGACAGACCCCAGAACGGGAGAGGAAACGGAGCAGATTATCAAGGTTCCTCAGTCTGTGCTTCAGCAGTTACAGGCCACTGTCCGCATCGATATCACTCCGATGGGTGTATACGATAAGTTTGCAAAGGAGCAGACCATGGAAAATCTTATGCTCAACGGTCTGTTCACGGCACAGAGAGTGAGCGAACTGGAAATCTATGCGAAGATTCTGGACGATGACTCTGTTGCTCCGAAGATGAAGATCATGGAGGCTGTCGAGTACATCAAGGAAGAGCAGAGAAAGATCGCTATGATGGAAGCCCAGGCACAGATGATGCAGCAGAGGGCACAGCAGTTCCTCATGGAAGACATGGACGGTCAGGCATCTATGATGTCGGATGCAATGAAGCAGTTACAGGGCCAGCAGATGGCACAGCAACAGACCCCGGCAAGTAAAGAAGTAAGCTCTCAGTAATGGGTGCTTTTTCTATTGTCCA